AGGATTGCTAAAGTAAAGTTTCTGAGCTGCTGGAATCCATACATAACAAGCATTTCTAATTGAGTCAGAGGCGTTTGTAAACAATGGAAGGAAGGCGTCATCTGTTCTTTCGTTAACCTGCCTGATTGCCTCTGCACTAGATCCTGCTGGAAGTGTTGCCTGACCTTCTCCTGATTGCTGCTGAATGTTTCCAGCAAGGAATTGCAATGCTGTAGCGAGACCGGAGCCTACCTGCGGAGGTTGATGAAGAGCAGTTGGGCCGTAGTGCACTGGATTTCCGTTTGCATCTCTAATTGGATCGGCCAACTCAAAAGGTCGGTTTTCAATATTGCTATTAGCCCTTGCTTGCGCATGTCGCTGCATCTGCTCCGGCGCGTATTCTGGTTTAGTAGTTTGCGGCTGACTGACAATCTCCATCAGCGCCCCAAACCCCATGTTTAGGAATCGCTGATTGTCTTTCTGGCGACAAACCTCGCCGCAGTAGTACTCAATACCGTTGATCTCTCTGTGGTATCCGTACACTGGAATGATAGGAATGGTCTTAAATGGCGTTATAATTGGTTTTATTAAGTACTTATCGCCTGACATTAAGGCATATTCAACAACCTTAATGCGCTTATCCACCTTTTCAATGGACTCCTCGCCATAAGCGTCAATCAGCTCTTCAAAGTCTTCTTTATCGATCTTTGTTCCAAACTCATCAACATACTTCCTACCATCACGAATAAACAGGCGACCATCTGGGAATCTATACTCTGTGATGCGCTTCTTTGACACTTCGTAATAATGGGCAATATAGATATCTCGGCCTGGGTCGTATTCGTCACAATCCCAATCAAATAGCGTTGAAAAGTCAGTTGACTGAAAAGAGGTGATCTTTGTGTCAAACTCCTTCTCGGTCTCTTCTCTATTAACGCGCTCAACATGCCATGCCTGAACAGCGTCACGCTTATCTTTTCGTATTGCACCAACATTATAAAAAACTGACGACGGGGCCGATCTTATCGCCTCAATGCACAGATTCTGCTTGTCTGGATCAGGGTTCTCTTCATCATCGTATTTTGCCTTGACCTTAAATGCACCAAACCCGCCAAAAAAAGCCTCTTCTGCTGCGTTATTGATAGCCTCAGCACCATCAGAGGAGTTAACGTCATTTCTCCACATGGCTTGAAGAAGCGAGGCGTCTTTCTCAGTAGCTTCCTCACTGGCGCTTGAGATTTTAGCCCCAAACTCTGCTTCCTGAAACCTGCCAACCAAAGACATGATATTCTTAAACAGCTTGTTATCTTCAGGCTTGGGCTTATTTTTAAACTGTTCTAAGTCCGATCCAGACCACTGATGGCCAGGCAGAAAAGCGAATTTAATGTCCTCAATACAGCGGCCATTCCTTTCGTAGTAGGCTCCGTATGATTTATCAAAATCAACAATTACTTTTTCGTGGGCTTTCATTTATTCACCAATGGTTTACTGTTGGCATATACAGGCTATCAACGTCTATTTCTTTTTCAAATCCAAGCTCACCAAGAGGCTTGGCGTACCTTTTCATCATGTAAGCATACCTTACAGCGTCTAAAATATCATCTCTGACCTTGACAATCTTTCCTTTATCATCCCTGTGGTACTGGTTGAACTCATCAAAGAACGATCTAAGGCCTTTAAACACCTTAAACTTACCAGTCTGCATTAGCTGCCTAATCTCGTAGATACCCTGTTCAACCGAGTTGCTAGATCCATCCCAGGTGGCACGCTCAAACAACATATTGAAGCCAGCGTCTGAGTAATGGTCTTTTTGTTGTTTTGAGTCGTCACGGCCCTTCTCGTGCTGAAGCCCATCATGCGGCCATGCAACCGGTACAAATTGTTGCCAAGACTTACAAGCACCCCAGGCATCATTAGCAGATACCCGCTCAGCCTTGTAAGCATGAGTCAGATAAATGTCTTGCGTGTCCATGTCGATGGCAAGCCTAACGTGTGCCTGAGGGTGATCCCAGCCAAAGTCCATACCGCCAATAACATGCCAGTGACTTGGAATATCAAACGGATCACACGTTATAAAGTCCTCACTAAAGTCGTAAATGCGACCATGGCCAAGCATTGGAACGCCTTTGGTGCGCATCTCTCTCTGGTGCGGAGGAAATGACTCAAGAAGCTTTTCTTTTACCTCGTCAGACAAATGAGGAGCATCATCCCAACCCTTCTGCATAAAGTACTGACTTGGCCCAGGGTCATCCATAAACTTGATTACAAGATCAGTACGTCCATTTTCAGGAGTAAAGGTTAATATTCCTCGGCCGCCTTTACCGCTATCGCCTGTTGCGGTACGAGTTAAAACTTGAGGATAGATAGCCTGATCTTTTGGCTCCTCATCGATATGGTACCAATCAACAGAGTCACCCATTAACGCGTGCTGACCCTGCGAGTATGACCAGAACTGAACCTTTGATATGCCGCCAGATGAATGCTTAACACGAACAGATCGCATAGCACCAGAAGTACCAGTCATCGACTCCCAGTCTACGATCTTGCTTTTAGGTATTAATCCGCCTTCAAATCCATTGGTGGTCTTTCTTCCAAATAGCTCATTCTGAAGAAGGTCGCGAGTTTTTTCGCCGGAATATCCCAAGCACCAAATCAGAGGCGGTGTTTCGAACCTATGCCCTGCCCAGTCTTCAGGATAGGTGCCCATGGCATGAACAGCGTCAATGAAGGTTCCAGTGTAGGTTTTACCAATACGGTTTGCAGCACATAAGCATACAGCTGTGTGAGTAGATGTTCTTTCGATAAAGCTCATCTGCCAGCCATACAAGGTGGCATACTTCTCTTTGCATCGATCGACTGAATCATCGGGCCTGATCTTTTCTACAATAGCAGGCTCCAATGCATCAAGGCGCTTGGCCAATGCACTAGCCATTCTTGCCCTCGCTTATCATCTGCTCTAGTGCTTCAAGTCGATCTTTTATTTCTGTTATCTCATTGATCTTAAGCATGTTGGCAATTGAGGCTACGAACATCTGCGCAACGTCCGGCGCTATCTCCCCTTTGGCTGCGGCATCAAGAACCTGGCTTGCTTGTTCATGTGGTTGTGATTTTGGATCAAAGTCAAATTCAACATTGCCAAGAGTTGGCTTCATGCTTGACCATCCCTTGTCGCCTAAGAACTTAAGCAGCATTCCTGAATCTTTATCATCATCATCAAAAGCCCGGTCTGCTACTTTCTTAAAGAATGCTATCTCTGCATCGTCTCTTGTAGCGTCCTCTGAAAGGCGCGCCATAGAACTCTTCCTAATACCATCAAGGACACGGTTTTTATTGCTCATGCCCCTTGCAGGAAGGTTGTCGCCTTCTTTTAGTGTTGTTGAACTCTTTGCCATGAAAGCCCTTATTTAGCCCTTATATGATTTCATCTTGACCTTTAAAAACCCCTTTCGGGGCTTACTTCTTCATACTCTTCTTGCCCTTGCACTTCCATCTAGATCTACTTATCGCATTTGGGCAGGGAGGGTTCTTGCACTTCTTTATACCAGCCGATCGAGCGCAGTAAGCATCGCCTTTCTTTGTTCCAGGCTTAGGCTTCTTTCCAGCCTGACCCACTGATCTGGTTTTGCCATTTACGGTAACTCTTACCGCTTTTCCTTTTGCTGGCTTCTTAGCTGGCATATCACAAACCCTCTATTCTAATGTCTATCTTTCGACATCTTGAGCAACGTCTTGCGTACGGGCTTTCATTCTGCCCAAACTTCTTTTGCCATTTATGCCCAAATATCAAGCACTTAACGCTTTTTCTTTGCGGTAGGCTTTTTACCTTTATATCCGTTTGCGTAGGCTGCCCGCCCTTGCGCTTCTGCTTTTGCTTTTGCATTTTTACCCCGGTAAACCTTTCCAGACTTACCCCACTTATAACCGTCTTTTCCGACTTTATGAACCGGCATTCTCTTTACCTCTTAGCGATCGCTTATATAGCCAATTGTCTAGCGCTATGTAAGCATGAACAGCTCCGAACAAAACCATTAGCACCGTATACCAATTATCACTTAAAAATGTCCCGGTCAGGGTCATTGCGTAAATGATTGTGTTTGTGGTGGTGTTTCCGGTATCGATAGTACTCACTTACTGCATCCTTAGTGTTTGTGATGGCTGCCCAGGTGCAAAAGGCCGATAAGACTATGCCGAGCATCATCCACCAGTTCATTAAGCGATCCCTTCTTATCTTTAATAAACAGAACCATTAGCAATTCAATATATCCTATAACGCCAGTAACAAC